AAATTCGATATGTCCCAAACGAAAGAAGCTGTTCGCTATGCCATAGCAGCGGTCTTCAAAGGAGCAATAGCTGCTGCGCGGCCTGATCTGGTCAAGCAGCTCGAAGAGATACGCGATGTGGAGCTTTATGCTTTTGATAACGCCATAGCAACCTTCAACAAAGGAATGGAAAACCAAAAATCTGTACCGTGGAAACGCGGTGTACCCAGCGGACATGCTTGGACAGGCTTGGTGGACACACTGTTGAACAGGGCCGAGGCCGAAGTCATTGCAGAAGATCTGGGTTGCGAAATCATCGATGCAAGGTATCAAGGGGATGATGCTGTGCTTTTCGTTAGAGACGCTCCGAACGGCGAGGACTGGGCAGAAGGATACGCCAACTACGGTCTGATGGTGAATGCCGAGAAAACCTGGGTGTCCAACGAACGCTTTGACTATTTGCATGAAATACACGGACCGGCAGGTGTCTGGGGTTTCCCATCTAGGATGATGAAAACTTTGCTCTGGAAGAAGCCCGAAGTAGGAAGCTCGGGTTTCAAACCGAAGTGCGCACGCGATAGAGAATATTTCACTGCATTGTTGAAAGGACATCGACGAGGTCTAGCCAACTGCAGAGAGTGTGCCCAATATTTGCTCTTCCGACGTCTACTGCCGTGGACGGAGGGCAATACTAACAACGTACGTAAAAGGCGCGCAGGGAGGCGGGCCTGGTCAGCGGTAGATACACCTTTGGCTTACGGCGGATTGGGTTTCGGTTTGCATGGAAGGGTAGGGATTAGGACAGTGATGAAAGGGATTGAAGAAGCAACAGCACGCATACGGATAGTAAGCGCACTTGCAGACAAATCAGAGGCATGGAGAAGTGTGGTGCGAACACGCTTCGTCAGTGCTTATCCAATGCCAGATATCGAGACGGCATACTATCACTACAGAATACCCAAATCAACACTTCGAGCATCCAGGATTCCAAGCACTTTGCCGTCGCACACGCGTGTGGCCCGTCTGCAGTGGGACTTCAGAGACTATTCACATGAAAAGGAGTCATGGAGGAAGAAAGTCGAACTGGAAGCTGCACTCTACAATCAAGAAATCAAAATAACAAAAACCATGCTGCCCGATTCGAGGGTGGCAGACTCACCGCTGGGCGCGAATCGCGCTGCCCGGCTACTGCACAAGGAACAAGGCTTGGCGATGGACTTAAGTACGTCAAGCACAACAGGAG